GACAAACAGATGCAGTTAGAATGTTGAGATAAAATCGCGTTTAAGCGAATCAATGTGCTGCTTTAGGCGTAGTGCGCCACAAGTCGCGTTTCAAAGCCGGTGATTTCGATCTGAACACACAAACCGGTCGCACCGGACGCAAATTTGCGAAAACTCCAGAAAGCGGTCACATGGTGAGAAACCATAGCAGACAGGGCAACCGGGGCTTTTTACATCCCTAGCGTCTTACAACTGTCTGAATTTATGTGGAAAAATGGTACGGTTGAGTGGAGTTGAACCACCGACCTCAGGTGCCACAAGACTAAGGTTTCACCTACCCTCGTCAACAAATTAACCAGAAATCACGTCAACCAAATATGTTTACATTGATTTCATTGCGTAATTTTCGAATTTCGCAACCTCCCGCATATTCGACACTTACATAATCCACGCCAACATTCTAGATATGAGATCGGTATAGGATCGGTATAGAATTTGGTGGGTGTAGATGGCTTCGAAAACGACCCGGGTTAAGATCGCAAAGGCTCATATCACAGATGCGGCCAAAAAGGCAGAGGCAGGCATGCCGACAGGCGTGATCGAAATCTTCGCAGATGATGCCGTCGCAGGCTTGCAGTTGCGCGTCCAAGGTCAGCGAGCTTTCTGGACGCTTAAGTATGGGACGAGCACGAAAAACGTCGGCGAGGTGTATTCTCCCAAGCCGATGACCCGTGAAGTGCCATCGATCACAGAAGCACGTGAACTTGCAGGAAGCTGCAAGAAGGTTCTGGACAGTGTGCCCGACCTTTTCGACTCCATTCTCAATCGGTATTTCGAAGAGCCGGTTGGTCAGCGCAATTTCGAAGACGCCAGAACAGGCATCCGTCGGAAGGCGATGACATGGACGCTCCAGCAATGCTTCGATTATGTGATCACAGACAGAACGCGAGAGAAGGCTCCGGAGCCTATCGGCGACCTCTATGCCGACGAACTACGTTTGTCGTTGAGACGTCCTCAAATGAAGGACGTTCTCGCCAAGGCTGCAGTCGAATTGTCGCGTGGAGATTTCGATGCCGTCCGTGAGGGTATTCGGGATAAAAGTGGGGTTTCTCCAGCTAATAAAACCTTGTCGCACGTCAGGATGGTTCTCGACTACTGCATGCGTAAAGCCTCTAAGGATTCCGGGCTCGATCACCGTGACGAGTGGTGGAAGCTGATCGAGAATGCGGGCAAGGTCAAAAAGCGGAACCGAATGCCAACCGTCGATGACATTGCTAAAATTCTGGTGGTTGCTGAGGAGTATTTGGAAAAGCCACTGCCGGGTCGAACGGACGGCAAGCACGGTGTACGGCCAAACGTCTATGCAGGCCTGTGGTGGCTGGTGCTCACCGCACAGCGTACCTATGCCGCCCTGCATTTGCCTCGTCATAGCTTCTTCCAGGACAAGAGCGGTGAAGCGCCAACGCCAGAGTGGTATCTGGCAGCGTGGCCTGACGAGGTCGTTAAGACGGAGGAATTCATCTTACCTATTCCGCCACGTGTTGTTGCTCATATGAAGCCGCTGATGGAGGCCGCAAAGACTGATGGCAGCCAATGGGCCTTCCCTTCAGAGCGTGGCTCTGCGGAAAATGATATCGCGCTGGCTTCTTCTGCCGTCCGTCAGTTCCTTCAACGCCTCCGGGCCAAAGACCCTTTGATGAACAAGGATGGCAAGCGAAATCCGGCAGCCATCGATTTCTTCGAGAAATTGGACGTACCATGGTGGTCGCCACATGATCTTCGCCGCGCAATCGGTAAGGTTTTGGACAAGGCAGGCATTCCTGGCGGCTCTTCTGCAGTCCTCGCTCACAAAGTCAAAATGCCCGACCGTCCGATGAACGACCGCGAACGCGCAGCTTGGGCGGAACAGCACGTCGAGGATATAACGAGGCAGGCTTACCACGATCCGATCCATATGAATCTCAAAGCTAAGGCAATGGTTGTCTGGACAGACGCGATCCTGGATAGGTACGAAGAACTTTCACCTCGTGCTCAGGCCAAAATCCAAGAGCAGAAGCGGCTCCAGCGAGCAAAATTCATCTTTAAAGATGCGCTTTCGGTTGCACGTTCACGTGACGCTGCGCTTCTTACCATTCAGCCATTGATCGAGGCTCAGAAAGCAAAAATCGCGATTAACGAGCGCATGATTGAGAAAATGATGGCTGAAAAGCCTGCACCTCTTAAAGATATCGCTTTTGCTCGCGAAGTGCTCGAAGACCACCAGAATGAGCTGGATCGGCTCGTTCAGAATCCTGGTCAGACCTTGATCAAGCCGAGCGAAGATACCCGCTCACAAGGCTTGGACGCGATTATGAACCCTGGTTTTTCGGATTATGATTTCCGATCTGAAGCGCCTGAATATTCCGAGCTTCGTGATCGATACATCGTGGGAAGCATCTCCTTGCAGGAATTCCAATCAATCCTGGCAGATAAGTACGGCTACGATTTCTCGATGGAAACGATGAGCATGTATCTGCCTGGCCTGACTGCTGAAGCCTTTGAAATTGCTTGAGCTATACGAGGTTTTCGGAACCTGTATAGCTCAAGGCGCACCACTAACAGGCGTGCGTCGTCCACCTAAGCTGCCACCTACCGTTGACGTTGCGATCTCTCGGAACGCGTTGCTATCCTTACATTCCTCACAAATTCTATTTCCGATCCATTCCGAAATCATCGGTGACCGACACGTCAGGCAGGGTCGATCTCGCTGTTTCGAAGGATCGAAGTCAGTTGATGAATGAATGTTACGGTACTGCAGTTTGATCCTCGTCGCCTTCGTTGCGACTGAGCTTTTTGTGCGCGCCATCACCTTGCAGATATCAGAAATAGAATGTCCCGCTTTCGCCAAGTCTATCAGCTTCTGGGTTTCAGACTTCGTCCATTCCGCTCGTTCAATCCTTTGTTCCATGGTATTCTCACACTCATCTCTTCCATGAGTGTGCAGGCTAAACCCGTCGGCTTCAAAAGGAATTTTGTCCTATGTCAGCGTTTAAATCTGAAAGGGTCCGGGAAGATTATAAAAAGGATATCCAGCTGATCCGCGACCGGCATTGTGACGAGGTGATTATCGATTGGATCGAGCGCTACTATGCGTCACCAGACGTCGACAGAGATGATGTCATGGAGGCGCTGCAGATCGACTATATCGGGACATTTTACGAAATGATCAGAGCTTACGATGTGGCGCAACCTGAGCCTGATCCTGTCGAGGAAGCCAGGCAGGAAGAAATGATGAGGCTGCTATTGGCTGGAGAAAAGGTGCCGGAAAACCTTAGAATTCCGGCAACCTGGAAGCGGCAAGTGAACTGAAAAACGGTTAGGTTCAACCGCTTCTATTTTTGTTTTCCGCTCATTATCAGCTCGATCTCAGCGATAATTGCATCACGCTTGATTTCATCAATTGTCGCCATCGAGCGCGGATGTTGAATGGCGATCTCGTATCCCCGCTGGCGAAGCTGGAATTTGATTTCGTGATATCGGCCGATTGTATGGTCGATCTCAATAAGTTTTTTGCGGAGATCGGCCAGCTCTTGATCTGTGCCGTCGAGAACGAGGTCTGGCGACAAGAATGGCTTGAATTCGAGTTCCATCTGCTTTGCGTGGTCCATACTCAGGCCTTCGTCGAGCCCGAGTTCCTCATCGGTCCAGGTGTATCGACCGATGAAATTTTCTGGCCACTCGGCGACGCTGCCGTCCGAATTCAACTTTTGGCGATCCGGATCAAAAATGGTGCCGTCCTCCGCTCGCGGCTCGCCGACAAGATGCTTATGGCGGTCACAGAGAGTTGCTACGTGTCCGCCCCACCTCAATCGACCCGGCTGTCCACATTCCTGGCAAGTCCGCAGACTTTTCCGTCGCGCACGTTCACGGACCCGGGCCAGCCAGTATGTCTGCAAAGGCGTTGTCGTGAACTGGCTGATATCCGTGAAAAGCCTAAGGGAACCGAATTTTTCCTTGCCCCACCTCAGGTGGACTTTCCATCCATCAGCCTGCCACAGCCGAAGTTGATCGCAAAATTCCTTCGCAATTCCGATCCATCCTGGCCCGAATTCCAATCCTCGTGCAGCAGGCCCATGGTCAGATTCATAGACGTCAGCGTAATCATTTTTGAATTTCTCGTGCCGTCGGCGATGGAATTCCTCCTTAAAGATTTCGACGTCGTTTTCGGAAAAGCACAAGCTATCGATTACCTCAGGCAGACTCTTGCTATGATAGTGGTCCGCAATTGTGTTCGGACGGATATCGCCGACGTCTATGATGTGCCAGATCGAGTGCGCCTTGATGTTGAGCAGCTTCGCAAATTCAAGGAATGTGTAAGTTTTCTCGGTCATTCGCCACTCCAATGCTCATCACAGCGGACTCGCCGCCACCGTTCCTGTTTCGTTTTCCCAGGCTGACCGCAGTGCCAACATGTGACTAGGCAGAGATCACGAGCACGTCGCTCGATTGCATCAACGTCAGATTTTTGGTCGCCGGAATACAGATACGCAACCCTCAACTCACCCCATTTTTCGTGAGCAGCGAGAAAACCGAGGCCTTCGATTTCTGCGAATTCCTTAACCAAATCGTCGAGGATCGGATGCCATCCAGGGCCGACATAATACGCCTGTCGAGCACGTTCCAAGTCGCCATCGTAGACAGCTGCGCGCTTGCGAGCTTCGACCATTCGGTCGTGTGCTGCTTTCATAAGCGCGGATTTTGAACGGTCACCTGAACGGCTGTTGATCATCTTCTGGACGACAGCTGACATCTGTTCTTGGCTTACTTTGTCGCTCATTTCGATCCCCTCCGCTCTTGCCATTCCAAGAAATGCTGATCGCAACAAGTTTTGTACCAGCCGTCCAACACCCGCAAACCACCAGGTTCACCGCACACTTCACAAGTGTGATTGGCTTGGCCGACTGTTTGCTCACGGACGATGCTGATCATTTTCTGAGCAGCTGATGGCTCCGGAGGTTCGATGTCTTCGACCCATCCCAAACCGTCGTTGTCCGGCCGTTGATTTGTTGAAGGTCGCACATAGATACGCAGCTCACCGAATTTTTCTTTCGCTTGCCTCACAAACCACATCCCGGTCTCGCCATGGCGTCGCAGGCCTTCGTGCAATTGCTCGCAAAACTCGATAAATAGCAGCCGCCAGCCAGGCCCAATAGTGATCAAGAATTGCCAGTCCAGGTCGGTGTTGTCAGGATCGAAAAGGTCGGCATAACGCTCACGGATATAAGCGACGTATTCATCATGCGTCATCGCCCATGTCCTCCTTTCCTGCTGCCAAACTGGCCTCATCAGACTGCCATTCAGCGTTTTTGATAATGTCCTGAATCTCGAATTGGGTTGCCGGATCGGCTTTGTCGCAGCGTGCACTCAGGAAAAGCTGACCCTCGGAATCCATGATTTTGGTGACGAATACTTTCCCGGCCAGACCACGTTCCTCGACGATTTTTTTGATGTCGCTCAAAGCTTTTCGGAGGATCGGCAGGTTGTGATCACCGACTTGGATCGATGCGACCGAGAACGGCATGAAAAGAGAAGACATCTCGTCACGCAGGCGAACACGCTCGTCGACTGCTGCAGCTTGGGCATGGAGCTTGGCTTCAGCAGATTCCTTATGCTCCTGGCAGAATGCCTGCTGACGACGTTCGTCCTGATATTTCAGAATGCCTGCCGATGGCTGTCCGCAGACTTCACAGACATGCTGAGAAGCCTGATTAAATTGACCGACGATCTGCATCAGACGATGCGACATTTCAGGCGTCCAGTCGCCGGTTGGCCAGACCGGTCGCACGTAAAGCATGTGGCTCGGCCACTGATAATGCCGCCAGTCGACAGCTACCATTTTAATGTGCTGATCGAGCGGCTGATGACCCGGCATCATTTTCTGCAGATCGCGGAAATCGCAGAAGAGTTCGTTGACAATCCCGAGCCATCCGTCCGGCAGTGCCAGAAGCCTGACGTCTGCATAATGTGGAAATGCTGCGATCAGTTTATCTACGACGATCCTCTTCACGACACGACCTCCGCATCACGCATCGCAGCCGTCAGCGTTTGGAAAGTGACAGGCGCATAGCCAAGATCGTAACAATCGACACCGCAATCACGAGATCGGCCATATGCAGGCAGACGACCATGCGAATGACCATAGAGATGCCAGCTGCCGTGCACTGATGCCGCCCACGTACGCATCGCATAGTGGTTCAGGATGATGCGATCACCGTCGATTTTTGTTTCCGCATAATGCGTCGGAGGCTGATCCCAATCGAGATGGCTAATGGACTTCCGGATAGAGCCATTGTGCAAATCGTGATTGCCCAAGATCAGACGCTTTCGGCCATTGAGACGGTCGAAAATCTGTTTCGTACGAGCTTCGTCATGTGAACTGAAATCACCCAAATGCCAGACGATGTCGTGTGGTTTGATAACCGAATTCCAAGCGTCGACGATAAACTGATCCATCTCGTCCGTCGAAACGAACGGGCGGAATTGCAGCATCAACTGGTGGCCAAAATGGGTGTCAGCAGTGAAATATTGTTGGATGAACGCCATCCAGAAGTCCTTTCAAGTCGCAATAAATCCTCCACTTCCGGCGAAAGACCGGAAGACGATGCGGCGGCATCATAGATTTATTGCGAAGGCCTTCATGAAGGTGGCTCCATATTGAGCGGGTTGGCGTTGATGGAAATGTAGGTCAGGTACCGTGCTTTGTAAAGCGGTACCTTTTCAATAAGTTAGATCAGGCAGCATTGACCTTCTTCGGTTTCGGTGACGGTGGCACGTAATCGATGAAACCGCGCATTGTGTTTGTGATTGAGTTATCGATGTTTTGTAGTGGTAAATTGTCGAAGGCATTTCCGAGCAGGTAAAAATAACCGGGCTGCCTTGTTTCGTATCTTGTGCGGCCGAGGTGAATGATAGCCTCGGATACGACACCACCACATTTCTGGTCCACGCGATGTATAAGTGGATAATCAATGCGTAGATATTTAGCGAACGAGGCAGCCAACTTCGTCATACGCTCGGACGTCTCGTAGAGAGGCATCGATTCAACTTGCTTGAAAAAGCGCTTGCTCTCAGCTTGCATCTCTTCCGAATGCACAAACCGCCAGCTCGGCAGAACAGACTGAAGGCTCATTGGTATACCTCCTGACCGACCAGGTGAATCTGGAGCTTTGTCAACAGCGCACACCATTCCTCAAAGCTCACATTAATCTCCGTCTCCCACGTATCCAGACCGCCGCTCTCGGGGTCGGTGTAAGTCGAAACGACCTTCACCAATTTCCCTCCGACATCACCTGAGCGGATTACGTCGAAGATCATGTTTTCCAAGAAGTCGATATGGACAGGCTTAAATGTGAGCTGAATCTCTGAACAGGTGTCAAAACTCATAACGATGGTTTTGGGGTTTGGCTCAAAATCGAAAACTGCGACCGAGCCAAGGGCATCGACATCTGGAGCTTGAACCGTGACGGCAGTCTCTTCAGTTACCCATTCGTCGGAAATCGATGTTGAGCGATGACGATCATAATAGCTTTCGATCTTGCTGCGCTTCCTGTCAGCCTGCCATCCTGCCCGCTCGCGACGGTCGCATTCGGCACGGCCAATCACGGTGGTTGCCCTGGTGGTATCTGCAGCCAAGTAATCGACCAAGTCCGCAACTTCAGCTTCTTCGACAATCACACCCCAGGCAGCATAGTCAGCGCCTTCAGTTTCTATCTGATCTAGAAGCGACTGACCGCGATATTTCCTGCGATGGTATCCGCCAGTAAGTGGCTTTTCATTTACGGCTTCCGACAATGCGACCATCCACAGCTTCCAAAAATTGTGATGGAGATATCCAGGAAAGTCACCGAGGAATGCCCTTTGTGCTCTGATCCATGTGTCTGAGCGGACGACATATCGCTTATCATCGACGCCACCGATATTAAGCTCACGCAAGTACGATGGTTTGTAACCGGCATTAATGTGCTGTGGCGAAGGAGCCTGAAGCTCCACGGTAAATTCGTATACCCCGACTGGCCGACCACGCTTTGCTTCGTGGATCGGCTTACCTGATGCCTTAAAGCGCCGAACAGAATCGTAATCTTCATGGTGACTGAGGACGACGGATGTCAATTTTCCGATATTGTAACGACCATGCTCATCGCGAGCGAAGTCGACGATATCGGCCAACTCGTCCGGCGTAATCGGGATACAAAACCGGTTATCCGATCCGGCAACCCATTTCCTCTTTGAAGCTTCCAGCGCCAGCCATTTGTAGATTGCCGTCGAATATTTGCTGGATTTTTTAGCGACGATGGCGGCCAGCTCGATGTGAGCATAGGCCTTCATATCGCTCATCAACTTCCTGATTGGCTCAGGAAACGACCAGGCAATGTATTCATCCTTCTTAGTGACCCTGCGCCAGGTATCGATCATGGAAACGCCACTATAGAGATTTTCGGCCGATCCGAACGATATCTCCACCGATTTCAGCTTTTTAAGGCTGTCCAGGACTTCAGCTGTCTTTGTAAACTCGCCAACAAATCGGCGAAGTGCTGATGTTGGAATTTCGTATTCACGGTGGGTCATCGCTGGATCGACGTCGTAAGTCCAGGACAGCACCATTTCCCACACCGCTACATCTAAGCTGGTCAGAGCGACACCTTCTGATTTGATGCCCATAAGCAGCTCTGCAGGTCGTGGGCTTTCAGGTGCCAGGGCTTTAAATGATCCCGGATCATCAACAATCGATTTTAGGCTGCCTCGTGTTGACGGTCTGAACTTTTGGCGCTTTGCTGGTGGTTTAGGGACAGGCCTCTGGATGGTCATAGGTTTATTCTCGAATGGATATATTCCTATGATTTTGTTCGGCGGAAATAAATGCAAGAACTATTTATTTCCGCTTCAAAGTGACGGCGGGAATAAATCAAATATAGCTCTGGGAAAATGGGAATAAATAGAAATGTTGACATGGCCCGTCCTGGGAAAACGGGAATAAATCAACGTTGACAAATCCATATAAACTAAGGGTTTTGCCCTGTTTGGAGCGCCTGGTTTCGCATTAATACAAGAGAGGATGAAAATAGCCCATCTTTAGGCTACACCTTTTGCCGTGACAGCTGCGCTGTAAAGAGGGTGGAAAGTGGTGATCCTCTTGCCCAGCAATCCATCTCGTCAATTACTCCGACGAGCGCTTAAGAGCCGAACCGGTCAGCTCAGTGGAATTCGTCGTCTGGAAGTGAACTGGGCCAAGTAGCGTACGAAATCCGCTACGGGTTTACGAGCATCGTCGGCGATGAGGTTTTGTTCGATTTTGTCTGCAATTTCCATAATAGCGTCAAACGCTGACGTCGTCGGCCCGTCGTATTCCCCTGACGCGATCATTTCATCCAGCTGAGAAGCGATGAACTGACCTTCCTGTGGCATGTCCATATCGAAAAACGTAAGCGGCAATTCAACGCCATACTCTTCAATCAGCGCAGCTGTAATGTCAGTCATTCCATACTCCATTTTGCGACGAAGCAAGTTAATGTCCGTCATGTCAACATTGTCAAAGGTCTGGAAAAGACTGATGTTTCTCGTTTACGAACACAGTTACCAAAACCTAAAATAAGTTATTTCAAGTCTTCTTACCTTTTATTCAAATTATTTTAGTTTTACCTATGAAAAACACCGCGTTTCTTGCATCGCCCCGTCTCAATGTGACGGTAGACAGATCACAGTGTGACGGGAGACGGTAATGAGACCAGAGGAATATGTCAGCGCAGGGGCTGCTCGGACGGCTCGCTGGAGAGCAAGCGTTAAGAAGCGAGCGGTTCCGGAAACGGATGACCTTGATACAGCGATAGCTGCGGCTTTTTCCGCGTTCATTGGCCATTACCAGCGCAGCACACTGCTGGAACACCAACAAGCTGCGACCGGCATGGTGCGCCTGATCGGAAAAGCTCTTCAAGATGCCGGTTACTGCGGCGACGAGGCTCTACGACGTGCTGAGAACAGGCTGTACTACCTGCAAATGTCATCCCGGTATCCTGACGCCTCGGCAAAGCAAAAGCGGCTCTGGGAGCTTGGCCCTGGGCTGGAAGATGACGGTTTCCACGATGAGGAGCCTGATCCTGACGCGGTAGATGACGTCGAGTTTGACCCGACTGATGAAGTGGCGATGGAGGATGTCTGAAAATGACGAAATCTGGTCACTCCCCCCGTTACTCCGTAGTTTCGGAACGAATTTATCAGACTTTGAATCTCGTATGTCGAATCGCACAGTGTGACGATCCAGCTGCGCTCGTACGCGCTCACAAGGCGGTAATGTGGTTGGCCGATCAGGATGAAGATCAAGCGCAGATCAAAAATGGCTTGGGCTTTTCGAAGTCGGACACTAAGTCCGGCCGTAACCTGGCGAAAATTCCAACTCGTCAGGTCGTCCTATCCACGATCTTAGGTCCATGGGCCGTTGTCCTGGCTCGGAAGTACCGTCGCCAGCTACCGCATAGACTGCTTGTCGACCAACCCAAAAAGCCGTCACCAAAAATCTGATTGGCCGTTTCCGCCGATCATAGGACTCTACTCCTATCGAATTCGGATATTTAAAATGGCCACGACGACACGTAACGACACTACCTATTCATCGACACTGCTCCGACTTCACGTTCTTGAAGAGGTCATGAAGGCCGTTCGGACGGAGATGGAGGCCCTTTGGGACGCCTTGGAAGACCTTGAACCAGGCGGTGGTGGTTCTGGCGATCAAGATCGTATCTATAACATCACAGTTAAAGGTGGTCAGGTCGGGATGATTGATGATGTCCCGCAGGGGCCGTCCATATATGACGATTTTTCGATGCACCAGTCGATTTGGGGTACGCATCCAGATTTATTCACTGCACTGGCAGCCATGGATATCTCTGGTACTGCGACATCCATGGCTCCATTGGCAGAAAAGATTGCCAGCCCCTGGCAAAACCCCGGTAGTCTTGCGATGACTTTTTGGACGTCTGGCAAGTCGATCTTGACATTGCTTGTCGGTAGTAATCCGTCAGCCACTCAAATGTATGATGCGATTATCGACGCTGGCTCGATATCCACGCTCGCATTTGGTAATCCGACTAATGCTGCATCAATGGTGTCCTCGGGCGACAGTCTCTACGAGATGATAGATGATTTGGAATCTCGCGTTTCACGGCTGGAGAGCTTCACTTGACCCACTCATCGCCAGACCCAACCATATTCAACATCGAGGCTGCGTCACTTCCTTCAGCGCCTCCAACTGGCCTGGCGCGGAGTTCTGCAGCCGGGTCTTTTTTTTGTGAGGTGAGTTGATGCTGCAAATAGGCTTACAATTCGATCAGCGTGCCGTTGAACGGCAATTGACCGCTATCGGTCGCCAACATATTCCAAAAGCCTTGGCTAAAACCGTCAATGACATGGCATTCGGCGTAAAACGCGACCTTGAAGATGAAGTTATCCGAAATGTGGATCGGCCAACAAGCTTCACCCGAAATCCCTGGAAAATCACAAAGGCCAAAGCTCCTGACGGTGATCGAATGTTCGCCAGGATCGAAGCAAAGCCGATCCAGAACGGGTATTTCTACTACATGATCACCGGTGACCAGCGCCAACCGGGTGACCCTGGTACAGGACGGCACGACATCCTTGCTTACTCATCCAAGCCTACGGCTGCTGGTGGCGCGTTCCGACCGACATTTTTCAAGAACACGGTTTCGAAGGCGAAGCAGGAAAAGACGGATCGTCAGAACCTGAGGCAGCAACGGGCTGGTCGGAGTGGTCAGGGTCGTCTTCCACCATCATTGAAGTGGGTTTCAGCTTCGCGCAACCGGCCCGGCACTTTTTCTGGTGAAGTCAACGGCACCTTTGGCTACTGGCAGCGTCCAAAACGATATCTCAAGACAGAACGTGATCGTATCATCGGTCGCGCCAGAGCATTACCAGGCCATGTTTCAAATGTTGGAAGCCGGGGAGGCTCTAATCACCCTTGGACCAAACCTGGTGAACACCTGACGCTTTTGCTGGCATTCAAGGATCGGACAAAGGGTACACCAACCCTCGATTACAATGGACGCATGCGAACTGCAGCATCACGTCTCCTGTCGCAGAATGCCTTCTGGTCGAACTATCGATCAGTGGCTCCCTGATCGGCCGTAATTCGTATCTTGCATCGCCGCCGACAAAAATTCTCCCAGGTCAACTGGGAGAACCAAAATGTCAAAAGACACCCTGATCGATGTTGAAGGAAGAAAGCTTAAGCAACGTATTGATGCGGCTTGTTATGCCGTAAATCCTGCAACCCGTGAACGCGTCCGCATTATGGATGCACAAAGGGCCCTAACCAGGGCGACAGGCGAAGAGGTCCTGCGCGGCATCCTGGCAGGTATAAAGACAGAACCACTCATCAAGGGCGGCTACGCATATCCGCAGCAGCTCAGAGAGACTGCTGACATCGATCTCCTTTTCATGCGCGAGATTGAGCCTTGGGAGATCGTCCGATCATTCGACAACATGCGTGCTGACATGGCAGACAAAGGCATGAAGCTGGTCGACTATGCAGAGAAGCCAAAGGTGATGACCGTCAACGGTCAGGTCGTCCATCGTTACGAATTCAAGATCGCCGTTGGTCCTTCTCAGATCAAAAACCATATCGACGTTTCGTGGGGCGGAAAATACAAATTCCCGCGACATCGCTCACCCAAGCGGTACAGCTCGCCTTTCTATGCTGGCCAGAAACCGATCATCGGCCATTTTCAGTCGATGGAATCTCAGGCTGCCGATAAGCTGGTTGCGATCCTCAATCCTAACACGACCCGATGGAAGGACTTTTCAGACCTTGCCCTGTTGAAATCCATGAATTTGGATCAGCAGGTCATCGCGTCCGAAGTCATCTGGAAACTGTCGACCACCTTCGGCGATCCCGACCAGGTTATGGCTGCCTTGATCGAAAAGCCGGAGACGCTGAAGTATGAGTACATCAAGGCGAAGGCTGAAACATTCGAGAAATGGCTGGCGAAGTCTGGTCCAGCTCGGCACAAGATCGACTTCATCGGCACAATGCAGTCCGTTCGCCAGTTCTATAGCTCAATTAGGCAGATTATCGGCGCAGCCCGCGTCCGTAAGGTCGAAGGCATCAATCCGTCCATCGATGACGTCCGCAAGGCCTTCAGGAAAGCTCAGGCGGATAAGGATACGGGCAAACAGGTTGTCACCCTGTCGGACTACAAGCTCAAGCCTGGCTCCGATCTCCAGACGCAGTTGAAACGATAACGTTAAAGGGCCTTCGGGCCCTTTTTCATTTGTGTAATTTTCGTGGCGGCCAATGTCGATTCCATTTGCGCCGATGAGATTTTGACCCAACCATTTCATCAGAGACAAAAATCCAAAAGGAAACCTCTGTTATGAAGGAAGTATCAAACCAAGAAATTCGTGCAATCGAAGACCGTGAGCTTCGTGAACTCGTTCGTTACGAGAAGCTGATCGCCTGGGGTAGGTCCGGAGCACTGCGTAAAGCTGCGGAAGCTTACTACGCTCAGATCGCTCAGGCTGAAAAGGCTAAGGCCGTTGCAAAACTCCGTGTTGCCCAGATTGAAGTGATCGAGACCACAACTGCAAAATGGGATGCTCGCGCAGTCCGTAATGCCATTGCCGTCGAAAATGCAGCCAGACAGCAGGCAGCAACAGTCGAGCGTCAGGCGATCCAAGAGGCTGTCGATGAGGTCCTGGCGCTGGAAAAGATCGTGCCGGAAAAAGATATCGAAGATATCCTTTCGCAACTTTCAGCTGCACTCGACATCGAGCTGCCCACATCTGCGGACAGAGCCGATATCTGTCAGCGTGGGCCTAAGACTATGGAAGATTTGAAGCGTGAATTGGGGCCGTCTCTGGCCACTTTCTTCACCAATCCGGTTGAGTCCACGCAAAAAGCTGCAGATGAGTACAAGGTGGCGCAGGAGTTAATCGACGACGTTCGTCGCACTGCGATGTTACAGGGTATGATGATCGACGAGGCGACGTCGCAAAAGTTTGAGGATGCAGGAGCTACACGTCAGACAGCTGAGGACAAGCTCACCGCCTTTATTAAAGAACTGATAGACCGGGTGAATTTCCCGCTTGGTAAAGTCGAATGGGTCGAGCCAAAGCGTGGTGAGGTCATGCCGATCCAGGAAGTTCACGCGACCATCGCGGCATTGCACGATGAGCCTCCTACAACAAGCCGTTGTAGCCCACCGACCGTCGAATGGTTGATGGATAAGATAGACGTGTTCGATTCCGACACTGTTGATTGGCTGGATAGATATCATCCGGAGCCAGAACACGTTGATGCCGAAACCTTAGAAATCGGTAAGGGCGTCCTGTGTGAGCCTTATGATGCAGGACTGACCCTTGAGCAGATTAGATCGATTTCTTCGTCTAGTAAGCCTCCAGACCAGCCGAGGACGCCTATGACTCGTGAAGAGGCGTTGGTTATGATGGCGACCTGAGGTGGATCGTCGACAACATGGTGGCAAAGCCCCCCGAGGCGATTGATTTACGCTGAATTTTCCGGCCAAGGATCAGGCGGAAAATTCAGATGATCATCGAGATCGTGGTCAAATAGACCCTCCTCAATCAGGAAGGTCTTCCACTCTGCAGCGGCATCTTCAAACAAGTTCAGTACAGAACGCGTCTGGCCATCTTCGATGATATAAACGTATGCATTGGCTTTGAAATTCTCTGGAAAGGGCTGACCAACTTTTATTGGTGGGTCGAATTTGATTGAGCGACCAGTGCCTATGTTCAAGGATTTAGACCTGGTGAGTAGCACATGCTTTGCGTGGTTCGCGATGTCACGACAAAGAGCGAGACTTGAAATTCGATCCTTGTTTTTTGCGTCAAAGCCTTGCAGATCAACCTCATTTTTAGGCGAGATCGCTTTTCCTGTCAGCCGCTTATGGTGGTCATCATTTACCGCCCTGAGCACCCAATCCGCCAGATGTGTCGCGTCGACGGCACAATCCATCGCTGCATAGGCCATCGCGGTCGACGAGTTACCACTGCGTAGCCGGTCAATGTCGTGAATTAGCTTATGATAAAGGTCGGTAGGTGTTTTTAGACCGAAAGTTTGGTTCTGGTTTCGCCTCACGCTGGCTCCGCTGTGGAAATATTTAGTTAGTCTAAAACAAACACATATCGTGTCGATGACTGACAGGTAGTTGCGAATCTCGCAACTAGACTCTACGTTTTCATTGTCGGTTGGACGAACTCCTGGGTTCCACCAGACCGCCTCTAACCGAGGCTAGTCCCTCCGGCCGTGCCCTTCTTGAGCTTTGGCGTAACATTCCACCTGTTCAGCTTCTTTTTGTCTTTCCAGCAGCTTCCGCTGATATCTGGCCATTTCGTCAGCTCGAACGCCAGTGCGCTGAGGCGCTTCTTGGTATCGCTGATTTCGGGCTTCAGATGCCGACCATTGCGATATGCTGCGAGTGCGCCGAGCGTACAGTCCAAGAGCTGGAGCATAGGTTCTCGTTCCGAACTGCGTGGCTGAATCACCTTCACTGCGGCAATTCCACTCTCCCAGTGCAGTGCCCCAATCTGATCGGGCAGCAGTCGCGTACAGCTCCCGTCATCAGGATGAACGTGAATGTCAGCGTCCTTGCCGTAGAACGACACAGGGCGATGTAACAGGAGCTGATAGAACGCTTTAGAGACGGTATCCAGCTTGCGTCGAGGCCCGGATAGTTTGTGGTCGTATTCATCCATCCGCGAGAAGCGAATGTGGAAATGTAGACGTCCGGCGTCTACCAGTTCGAACAGGAGACGTATGAAACCCTCGTGGACCATTCCGCCGCAATATTTGGCGTTTTTCCATTTGACCTCGCCGGTCTTCTTGTACTGCTCGCAGATTGGCTTCATGCGGCTTAGGATGTATGGGATCGCTTCCCTGGAAACAGCGATACCCGCCACGGCCATGTATGTATCGCCATCCTGCGAGCTTTCATCGCAAAAATACAGGATTTGAGGACGCGGTTTTTCTTCCGGTACTGGTTCTGCAGCGGCTTGGCTTGGTGATGGCAGGTATATGAGCGTCACTCCGGCGATTCAACAATTGCTCATATTATCACGGGTTGAATTCCTTTGTGCCGCTCTCCACAGGAGATTTGGTGTTTTGTTCTTTTTCCGTTCTTTTTATTGTCGATTTTCGTAAAAAAGCGAAGGGGCACAGAGTAAGTGGCCACATAAAGGTTCACATCGAAAGATTTTCCGGGCTAACCGTCATAATTTTTCACACGTTCCGACAGCAATGTAGGGCGTGTCATGGTTCTCAGCTTCTCGCATGTAGCCGCCATCAAACGTCACCTGTAGCTTTTTGCTGTTCAGATCGAGAAGATAATTTTTGCCGAAATATCGACATGCGACATTCCCGTTCAATATCGGAATGGCGGGCGAGAACTGGCCAGACAAGAAGCTGCTGACACACTCTTCCGCCTCGCCAGGTTCTCCGAAATCTTTGAATGCGACGCTGTATTTTTTGTACGTCATTTTGACCGCAGTTTCGTACGTGCCAGTGTCTCCGGTGTCCTTGATTTTTACCAGCAAAGTTTCGCCGTTGGTGTCGAAGGTGGTTCCTACCCACTTCTGAGCAACCTTATCAAACTTTAAGCCGCCACTCGCGGTGAGTTTGCAAGCGTAGTTGCCACTGTAATCCGGGGTATGATCCTGAGCTGATGCGCTTATCGACAAACCGAGAATGAACGCCGTGATGACGATACTTTTGATCATTTGCGCTTGGTCCGATCCTTTTCAAGCTGATCAAAATCGAGTCCGTAACGCTTTTCCAACATCGTCATAATCCGCTGGGTAGTTGCGCCAATAGCGAAATGATGGGCACCAAATTTGACGTATGATCCCAACACTTCTCCAGCCGTCCACTCGCCGAACGCACTGCGACCTTCGCCTCTAAACTGAGAGTACCAAGTGCCTGACCCGCCTGTATGGATCGTCCAAGACGTGGTCCTACCTCGTCCGACCGTGTCTGTGGCTGATGTCAAAATATTTGCGATTTCTGCGTGGATTTCGAGCGGAAACAGTTCCTTCTCTGCGTTCTTTTCATATTCGAGAGCAGAGCGTAGACCCTCTGTGAAGGCATAGGATGGCTTCATGCCATGGTCTTTGCTCCGAACCAAATAGTTGAGCAAGTTTTGTATCACGATCCGTTTCCGGGTCGACCGCTCCTTTGCATACTGCAAACAAAGGGTCACATATGCTTGTTTCTCGCGCTCGAAAGACTGCTCTGCTGGCGCAACGGACCTGCAATAGGCAATCACCTCGTCCGGAATGGGATCGGCACAGATTGGGATATCGGTCATCATTTCATCTCCCCCAGGTATCGATCAGAGATTGCACGAGAGCCTCAATATTTCCAGCGGTTTTACCTTGTTTCATTTACGCCCACAGCCAACCATCGTAGGTATCGATATGCGATTTGGGAGATCGCGATGAAAAGATTAGAGACAGTCAGCGTTCCAAAGCCTGACATGGGGTCGGTCACCAAATGGTCGGTCACCATTCCTGTGGAGAACATCAAGTATTTCGATAAGGATGGCAACGAGTGCACCGCTAAAGAGGCGTTCGAATACCTTACCAAACAGCAGAAATACCCAGGTCCGAATTTCACCGTTGATACGAACGGGCCAGTTCACATTGAAGAACTCCGCCGACAGATTGCCATTTACGATGAGCTAATGGCAGAAGGCGCTTTCTATGACCTCAGCCCTGCCCAGTGGGGCTACGCCATGAAAAAGCGTGGTTGGGTATGGGATAGCCTGGAGAAGTTCGCAAAAGAGGATGGCATACCGTTTGATGCTGAGTATCGGAAGCGTTTCTTTTCGAGGGCAGCGGCATGAAAACCATCACCATCATCACCTACACGACCGGCATCGATGAGCAGCTGCCCGACGGCTGGGACGTCATTCCACATGGCGGCTGGCTGATCCTCAATGACTACAAGGGCCACAACAAGCGGTACATCCCGGCATACATGGTCGTTGGGGTTGAAGTTCGTGAGGTGGCGGCATGATCGACATCAGACAGATATTACTCAATGCCGTAGAACAGGCTGACCTAACTGAATCCGTCAGGATCGGCCAGATATGTGACTACCGGTCTTTTAAGGTAACCCTTATCGATGACGCTCAGCCGCTCGATCCAGCCGTCACGGCTCAGCTTAATCAGGCCTGGGATCAGTGGACATCCACATGCACGTCTGAGGTGATCGAGAAGGCTCGCGCCGAAAAGCTCGACCGAATGAAGCGGGCACACGAACTGACGTTTTGGCACCAGCTCATGCTCCAGATGGAACGTGATGCTGTCATCGAGGACATCGTCAGCAAAGGCGCACAGCCCTGCGTCGAGCCGGAGCCGACCGAAGACGACAGCCCGAAACCTACAACACCACGCGAACGCCTGCGTACCATGAAGGCGCATCCACGATCAGTCAGGGGGAGAAGGTGATGGACGCTGATCTCCTCTTCAAGAATGTCGAGATATACCGGAAATGGGCAGAGGGACGTCGGCCTGGTCAAAGAATGCTGGCTGCAAAGTTGGGTAGGCCAGAGGACGAGACTGAGTTTCAGGCGATTGGTCTGACAGTCATGGAAATGATCGATCAAATTCACGCCAAGCCAGACATCAGCGAAGAGCAATATGGTGCGATGCGCCATGTACTCATTCAACAGCTTTTCGACATATGGAAGCTGCCAAAGCCAGAGGTGCTGGCATGACCTACACCCCTGGCTTCCTTATAGACCTGGCCAACTCCACGGCATTCCCAGACGTCAGCGATGATGGTGCACCCTATAAGACCTACCCGTCAAAGGATGGTTGGCAGGTCTGTTATTTCTATGATGCCGACTACATCGATTACATCCAGCACTTCATCACGCCGACTGGCGACGTCCTCGACTTCTGGGAGTGGCCGGATAGTCCTGAGCGGGATCAGCTGATCGCCTGGTGTGGTCGGCCGAGAGAACATCAGGTGACGGCATGATAGGTTTTTTGATCTTCTTTGCGTGGCTTTTAGGCGCGGCTTCAACAGTCTCCGCGCTACTCGTACTGTGTGAACGAAACCCCAATTCGTTCGAGCACTGTTTCACTGGAGGCGGTTCACTCCTCTTCATTGTTATCGTGTTCTGGCCGCTATTCTGGCCGTGCTACGCTATTTTCAAGCTCACCGAACGGATCATGACCTCAAAATAAGATGACGGGGCCCCTGGACCTATTGCCACCATGCGGTGGATTGGAGGCCTCATCCTCTCCCTCGGTATAAAATTTTGAAAACAGGGTGTGCAGCACCACCCCCTGAAAATCCTGGCGACATTGAATCTTGCACCGTGCTGAAACCTAATCATTTCAAAGGTTTTCAGGCGTCACAACGATGGCAAGATCAAAAAAGAACTCGGATGAGGTGCACAATCCACCTCTAAATATCGATGACAGTTCAGCACCCCCTGCCACTTCTAGGCATGTGAACGCGTCTCAGCTTGCGTCTCTCCTTGGTGTGCACCGGAACACCGTGATGGGTTGGCCTGCAAAGGGTTGCCCTGTTATTCAGCAGGCCGACGTATCGAACAACACACATTGGATTTTCGATCTCGCCGAGGTCGTGCGGTGGCTTCGTAAGAAGGACGTCGAGGACGCCATTGCCAAGTACCAGTCAGAGGATGGTGAAGTTCCTGAAGGCGTATCGAAAGCTAGAAAGGCTTACTGGGCTGCGCTCGATCAACAGAGGGAGACCATGTTGAATCTGCGAAAGGTCATTCCCACCGAATACGTGAAGGATCAGCTGTCAAAAGAGTATGCAGCAGTTCTCACCGTTATCGCCAAAATCCCGGATATCATTGCGGCAAATGTCGAGGCCTCTCTGTCTGCTCACGTGCGTAGCATCGCCGACAAGGAAGTCCGCAACGCGATGCAGCATCTTCAGATCAAGGTGGTGGACGACCCTCTCGAATACGAGAGGTAAGCACCAGTGCGCCTACCATCTGCCATCAAACTTGATGACCAAGACGATCAGGAACTGCCACCTGAGTTGATCTATGAAGCAATCCGCAACTTCGATCAGTTGTGCATTGCTCTGCGAAATGAAGTCCTGAAGATTCCCGAATTCATGCCGCCTAAGGTGTGGGTCAACAACAACATCAGGCTCGATCACAAGCTTTCACAGCGCGAAGGCTGGCTGGAATATACCGGATATCAGTCAGCGCTATCCGACTACTTCATGGACGAAGCCTGCCGTCAGCTCACAATCCTGAAGGGCACCCGTATCGGTTGGTCACTCTTCATTGCGTCGATTGCGATGTACATCGCTGGATATCTCAAAAAAACCGTCACGATCTCGCAACCAACAGAGGGCGATGCCCAGGCCTTTTATAAGGAGGTCATCGAGCCGATGATCGCCTGTTGCAAGCCCAGAGATGAAGATGGAAATGAGGACGAGGACCAGAGTAAATGGCTAATCAACCATCGCATCCCTGGTTCCTGGAACTTGATCCAGTTCAAGGGCGGTGGCTGCATCCGCCTGATCGGTGCAACGTCCGACGACAATTTCCGTCGTTTCGACAGTCCATTCAACTTCATGGACGAGTATTCTGCCGATGCCTATGAGCCTTCCAAGGGAAGCCAGGGTGACAAGAAGTCCCTGTTTGCTGAGCGTGGTGGTGCGCACTGGCATACCCTCATCGGCGTTGGGTCATCACCATTGTCGAAGGATAACTGTCGCACCTATGCCGAATATCTAAAATCGGACCGCCGATATCCTCATGTTACCTGCCCACATTGTTCACGCCAGCAGGTGATGGAATGGGGTGAAAAGGATGGAAAGTTCGGCTTCACCTGGACCTGCGATGAAGTCACAGGTTTTGTTGACGATGCTTGGTACCAGTGCATTGGTGGCTGTAAAATCACGGATCGGGATAAGATCGCGCTCGACAGAAGCCTCGAATACATTCCAACCACCGTGCCGACGACACCAGGTCACTATGGCCTGCATATCCCACAATGGCTCTCATTTGCAGGTCAGGCCAACTATAAAAGCATCTGCCAGCGTTGGCTGAACTCACAGGGCAAGCCTGAAGAGTTGAAAACTTTTACGAACAACGTGATGGCCACGGTTTGGGATGAGTACACTACTTCCTCAATGGACGTGACAGCCGTCAGTTCAATGCTGAAGCCGTTCCCTGCCGAGGTTCCCGACGATGTCGTGGTTCTCACGGCTGGCGGTGATACTCAGGACAACAAGGAAGGTACAGCACTCGCAGCAATGGCTTCCCGTGAGCTTGCGGTCATCGGGTGGAATGCGCTTGGTCAGTTTCGTGTTATCGGTCACTGGAAAGTCCTGGGTGAGCCAGGTGATCCTTCTTCTGATGCTGCACTCCGATCTCTTCTTGACCGACCATATTATAAGCGTGATGGCTCAAAATGGTTCATTCAAGCATCGGCCCACGACTTTGGTGGCAAGGGTTATGCAGATGAAGTCCGCATGTTCACCAACTCATTTGCTCGTAGCCGAAATGTCTGGGCCATCAAGGGTAACAGGCATCGTATGGATTTCGTCTGGCCGAAGAAGCGGTCCAGTCAGAGCAAAGAAAAGAACGGCAACGTTTACTACACCATCGATTCCCACCTCGCTCGTGATGGTGTTTTCCGTCTCATGCAACTGAAAGGTGACAAGGAGCCGTTGATTCCCTCGACACTCGGCTCTTCATATCTCGACAAGCTGATGTGCCAGGAGCGTTTCAGGAAAGAAGGAAAGTTTCACTGGAGAAACAAGGAAGGACATCGACCCGAAGAAGAGTGGATGTGCTTGGCATACGCCTATGCTGCTCTCAAGGGCCTACAGCTGGCTTTACCAAAACTCTGGAAGGACTTGAATCTTGCAGCCAGAGATCGTGACGTACCAGAACTGATCTTTGATCCGGAAACGGGTGAGATTGGATACGAGGGTGTCGACAAGTCAGCGATGGCTGCATTCGTGCAGCAGGCCGTAGAAAGCGACGACATCCGAGAAGTCCAGATTTCCAGCCCAGGCTCGGCCAAAGAACAAAAGAAGAACAACGCAGCGGTTGAGGCAGTGGTGCCGCAGATAGCCGTGGGCGAGAGACAGGGCAGAAAGCGTCGAATGGGTGGCATTCACCATTGACGTCGGAGGTGTAAATGAAGCTATTCAGAACTTGGTCACGTGCGCAGATCGTGACCGCGATCCAATCACTGGAGGAGGTCCTACAGCAGGGCGTCCAGTCCGTCAGTAATCCTGCGCAGGGGTCTGTTTCATATAGCTCGCCCGAGCACGGCTTCCGAATGCTTCGGTCTCTCTACGCTCGCCTCGACGAATTAGATGGCGTTAAAACTCAGTCCTCAGGTCCTCGCGTCATAAACCAGCGCATCACCGGAGGGTCACTGTGATGGCCGCCCGTGTTGCAACCAAACCACCCGTTTTCAATCGCAAGCTACGTCGTGGCGGCATTCGTGGCGTCATACGTGACTTCTTCAAAGCCGCAGCTGGCAAGTCTTATTACAAAGCAGCTCATCAATCCGAGCGTATGGCTGCCGTCGAAGATGTCGGACCGAATACCCACAATGACGAAATTCCGATCCTTCGCGCACGATCCAGAAAAGCAAAAGCCAACTATTCTTTCTATCGTCAGGCTGTCCGTCAGGTCGCAAACAACGCCGTCGGCTATGGCATCCGGCCAGTAATTGCCGATCCAGAGCTTGAAAAGATTTGGAATGCCTGGGTGGCAGAAGCTGACGCTCGTGGTCATTTCGACTTCTATGGTCTTCAGTGGCATGCCGTTGAAGCGATGGTAACGGACGGAGAAGTTCTACTTCGCCTTCGTGATCGGATCGATGGCGACATGGTTTCCGGCGTCCCGCTTCAACTGCAAATTCTGGAAGCTGATCACCTTCCAATTGGCCACACGCGTCAGGAAGCCAATGGAAATTATACCCTCGATGGCGTCGAGCGTAATGGCATCGAGCGTGTAGTCCGATATCACATCCTGCCGAAACACCCCCTTGATTGGAGGGGTTCAACAACCTCGCTCTCTCCGGTGGCGGTCTCAGCAGATGACATCTGTCATCTGTTCGTACCAGAGCGTCCAACTTCCGAGCGCGGGGTTCCTTGGGGGGCAACAATTCTGGACAGCATGGAAATGTTGTCGGAATATCAGCTCGCCGAGGTAGCTAAGAAGTCCATCACATCCAAAGTTACGACCTTCTACACTCGACCGATCAACGAGGAAGCAGGGTTTGGTGATGAGGACGGTGATCCTCAGTTTTCGAAATATGAAATTGGAGCTGCGGTCGAAGTTCCTGAAGGCTATGGCGTTGAGTTTGCCCAGATGCCTCCTACCGATCCAAACTACGAGGCCTACGTTCGAACAGTCTTGTCTGAGGTGGGCGTAGCTTTTGGCTTGTGCTTCGAGCTGATCACCCTCGATTTTAAAAACATCACCGACAGGTCATATCGTGCGATCATGTTGCAGGTCAGCAAGTTCGTCGAGAGCATTGTCTACCATGTTATCTGCCGTCTTAACCGGAAAGTTTGGGTCAGGTTCCTGAAGAATTCGGCTGCATCCGGCGTCTGGAAACCAGCTGCTGGAAAGCGGATCGAGGACTACTTCACGGTCGAGTTCATGATGCCACCCCGTGGCCATGTTCACCCTGTCCAGGAAATCCAGGCCTTGGTTGAGGCTATCAAAGCCGGTCTCATTTCCAGGCAACAGGCTGCTGCTGAGATGGGCGTGAATGTTTTGGAGATCGACATGCAGAACAAGGCTGACATCGAGCGCGGTGAGCTGATGGGCATCGTCTATTCGGTTTTCTCGGAGATGGTTGCGGCTCATCATGAACGCGGCGTGCCTGCTTCACCCCCTCAACAGCCGGTTGTCGATGATGTTCAGGAGGAACAGCGATTGGAAGAAGCGGCATGAGCGTCGCTTCTGGCTGACGTCTCATTAATGTCGTCGTGGTAGTGCTGCGAATTATTTCAACTAATAGGTAGTTCTGATGTTCGAACAAACCGCGATGAGCCTGGCGGCCAATGTTTTCAAGCTTCGCATTTTGCGACACATGGTGGCAATCTACGCCCCGAACTCCAGGAAGCCCGACTTTCCAGATCAGGTTGGAACGGGATTTCTGATCTCTCACAATTCTCGTCCAGTGCTCGTTACCGCAGCACATGTCTTTTATGGCGCGTCATTTACAGAGGACCCTGGCGAGAAAAGTTTCTTTGCAAACGGCGGTTTGGTTTATATCGATGCCGTAAGCCGCCAGATTAGTCAGGTCAAAGGTTACGATGTCGCCGTTCTGTATCTTGATGAACTTGCCGGAAAACCGCAGTTGCCATTCAGCTGCCTAACATGGACTGGCACACCACCCAGGATAATAACAATCGGAGGCTACCTGGCCCGAGATTTCAAACGGTCAGGCAACACACTCCAGCCCGCTCCCCTCATCTACACAAATAATAGTGTAGCGGAATCGGCCGGTCACGTCGGACTTAATTATACAAAGAGAAAAAACAAAGACACGTTCACGCACGCGCCAGCTGTTTCTTCTATCCCAAAAGGATTGTCGGGTGGTCCAATGGTAGAAACATTATCGCTTCTATGGGGAGAGCTGAAAGTGGTCGGCGTCTTTACAGAGCAGGACAACGGTCGTGGTAAAGGCGTCAACGCTGAAGCGATAAAATCTGCAATAAATTCCCTTTAGGTAATTTTGTCGGCGGCCGCCATCGAATCTTGCAGCCGCCCATGCGCACGATGCTCTCATCAATATTTCACGAGAGCATGGATGACCTCCAAAATTCACAACATCGAAGACAGGATCAGCAAACGGGCACTCGCCGGTTTGCCGACCACGGTTGATGTTGATTCCCGTTCTTTCGAGATCATCATCACAACTGAGACGCCCTACGAACGGTACATTCCAGACCCGCGACTTGGTGCCAGCAAATATGAAGCAGACTGGATCAAGGTCTCAGAAGTCCTGCCAATGGCGGCAATGGATTTCTCTCGTGTCGCCAGAATGCCATTGGTCGACAATCATGCTGTCGGAAAAGGTCTCGATGGCGGTCAGATCGGCCGTGTCGATAACGTCCGCATCGAAGGTGACAAGGTTATCGGCACAGCCATCCTTGCTCACAAATACCGGGACCTGATCATTGATATCAAAGATGGATTCTTTGGGCAGGTTTCTGCGGGATACGAAATCGTCGAAGCTGAGCTGATCGAGAGACCTGACGATATCCCTGAATATCGCGCACTGAAATGGGTGCTTCAGGAGGCATCCCTCGTTCCTGTTGCTGCTGACGTCAATGCATTCGTTCGCTCAGCAAAGCCAATAGGTCCGAGCGTGACCGTGCGCTCCCTTACTCAACCAAACACGGAGAAGAAATCCATGGAATACGAAGAACTTGTTGTCGCGGCCGAGGACGCCACGATGGCTGCAGCTGCAGCGGTCACAGCTTTGAACGATGCGTCAGACGAAGGCGCTTCTGACGAAGTCAAGGCTCGTGCGAAGGCACTCAGAAAACGTGCTGACGAGGAAACGATCAATCAGGAAACCGAAAACACTGAAGCGAAGGCTGACGACCCAGAGGTTGAAGAAGTTCGCGCTCTTGCTCGCAGTTTGAAGCTTGAGCACATCGTCACCGACGGTTTGAAGATGAAATCACCACTCACCGAAATCCGCTCAGGCCTCCGCAAGGCATACTTCGCAAAAGCAGCTGCGCCAGCTGAGACCGTGGATGTCACCCCTCGCAAGCGTTCCGACGAGCCAGCAACAGCTTTGAATACCGTTGAAATTTATCAGCGGGAAAACAGCCGTTGGGCCGGTGCGAAGCGCTCGTAATAAATAAGGAAACCAGGAGTTACCCATGACCTATGTCGCACCTAAAAAGGCTTTCAGCTTCTATCTGCAGGAAGTCAGCCCGGAAATGTCCAGAGGCGAATACACGCTGAAAACGAATGCCGAAATTTATGACGTCGGCACGTTAGTGATCAGCGAATACGTTGCTGATGCAAAAACCGGAAAGTACGTCCGAGCAACCCAGGCACTCGTTGACGCAGGAGTTGAAGCTGACTTCGCCATTGTCGCCGAGGAAACTGACGCCACAACTGCTGACGTAAAGGCTGCAGTGTTCGTTCGCCTCGGACTTGTCAAGGGCAGAGAGCTAATCCTTGACCCATCCATCACCCTCTCTGAAGCCGCAGCACTGCTTTTGAAGCAGTTCGTCGTCGTTCAGTAAAAGAACAAAACGTGAACTAGGAGTTCCAAATGAGCATTATGAACCTGAAAAATCCCTATGATCGCGTCGAGTTGACGACGGCGGTTTTGATGGAGCCGTATGTCCCGCATGAGCTGGAGAAGTGGCTTCCGTGGAATTCCGAAGGCGTTACCACCCGTACCGTTTTTGTGGAAATCGACTCGAACGGCAGCCTCAGCCTGATCGATGAAGCCAACCCGCGTGCTGGTAAGCGTGAATATGCGGATGACACTGACCGCACCGGCTACACCGTTCGCATTCCATACTACCCACAGTGGGATGCCTTGATCGCCGAAGCGACTCAAGGTGTTCGAGCTTTTGGTTCGACGACCGATGCAACAGCTTATCTTATTGAGCTGGCCAAGAAGGTCGAGATGCAAAAGAAAAAGAATGCTCTGCAAAGAGAGTTCATCCGAGCTGGTGCTCTCCAGTCCATCATCTATAAAAAGGATGGCAATGTTTCGCAGAACCTTCACCAACTCGCTGGCACGACGGCAAACACGCACGAGTTCGATCTAGACGATCCGACCACCGACGTCATCGCTGAGCTAACCGAGGCCAAGGAAAAGCTGGAAGACGAGCTTGGCGCATATCAGGGTCTAGCTAATGGCTACATCCTGATTGCTGGTAAGGAATACCACCGCAAGATTTCCCGTCATGCCAGCATTCAGAAGGCATTCGCATTGTGGTCTGCCTCTGGTGCCGTTGGCAACTTGGGCTCGGCACTCCGCGATGATCTGAGAGCAGTATTCCCGATTACAACGGACATCGATCTCCGTTCGTATTCGAAGGGAAAGATCGGAAACACGCATTTCCTTGATCCGAACAAGGCTCTGCTCTGCCCAATCCTCCCAGGCATGTACCAGACCCGTAATGCGCCTGGCACGGGTAAGTCCGCCGTCAACACCATCGGTCTTCCTGAGTACGCTCAGATCGAGCCCTTGGGCTTCGACAAGGGCGATGAGCTTCACATGGAAATGGCTACCGTTTCCTACCTGGAGCGCACCAGAGGCGTTGTTGAACTCACCTCCGCCTAAACATCTTCGGCTGCTCGTCTCCTTGCAGCCGTGGACCCAGCCAGCCGATGTTCTCCCACGTCGGCTGGCACCTCTTCAATTTTTACAGGTGATCCATCATGTCCGACAAAGACACAGGCTTCGTGAATCTCGCAACATCCGGCTCTCCAAATTTCGATGCGGTTCAGGCTGCGCCGTTCGACAGCAAACGCCTGTTTGTTATCGAACTGGCAGGTGGAGATGATCCTGAAACCCATACCCTGGGCGCTCGTACCGAGTGGATCGGCGTGACCGTCATGTTCACCACCGGCGACGGCACTCAGTTCGTAACCATGTTGCGCGGAGATGAAGGCACCGCCAAGCGTCTGTACGAGCGCGATTATTCATTCTCAGTCGTCAAAACATTCGAAGAAGTCAGTGACGAGATCGTTGCCTCAAACCCCAGAACGTTGACTTTCACGGCTCCTGCGGCCGGGTCCGTTTATATCGAAATTCAGGAGGCCTGATATGGTAGCTCTTCCTTATCCATCACCTCGTAGATCGTCAGGAGGCACTGGTCCGTCCGGTCCTTCTTATATTCGACCAGTCCTTCGACGTGTTGAATCCGACTTTTTTCCAAGCACAACCTGGGACGAAATTTTTTCATCAACATCAAAAACGAAAGCTGACCTTGTCGCGATTGCCCAAGCAGGTGCTCCAGGAATTCCAACCAATGCTTTTGCCTTGGAGTATTTCATGATCGGTCCAGGAGGCCCTGGATTCTCAGGTTCTGGATTTGGCGGTCTTCCTGGTGCAACGGCGAGAGGAATCATTCCATTCGACACCATTCCGGATGACGTATTGATCAATTTCGAGATCGGAGCGCCCGGCGTCGGCCAAGCAAATGGACAAGGCTCTCTCGGCGGAATGTCAACCATCGGATTTTCCGATGGTTCGAATCTGATCTTCGCCGAATGCGGCAGTCCAGGCGAACAGAGCCAAGAAGCTCAGCGTGCGAATAACGCCTGGACTGCCGTTAATGGCATAATGATTTCCGACCTTGGTCAAGATATTTGGACCGGCATGTATGCCTCTGGCCCAAACTCCTGGAATGGTCCTGGAGGTGGTGCACCGACAGCATACGACACGGTTAAATATCCAGACATCGCGGAGGGTGGTCTGGGCGCGTTTCCGACAGACGCCATGTACATGTGCGGGAATGGAGGCGCTTCAGGCTCTGTGCAAAACGATACTCCAGGCTTTTCAGGAGCGACGCCTGGAGGTGGTGGCGGTGCGTCGGGACCATCGCACCCAGGCGGTTCTGGCGGCGCTGCGGTTACTCGTTATGCCATAGTTTTTTGGGATGCGGTCAATGAATAATAGATACTTTAAGGTGGATGTCTCCACACGTTTCGTCGTCAATATCACGGTTGGACCGGTAGAACTGACCGGTTACGAAGCCATCCCGCAATCTGATGATCATCTACATGTTTCTGTAGGCTGGTCTCACGTCGACGGCGAATTAATCGACACACGAGCAGCCTATCGAGACCACCGTCAATCGATAAGAGAGAATGGTAGCCAAAGCCGGTTAACTTCATTTATTGGGAGATAACCCATGGTTTCCAGGCTTTTCGCGCATTCTAGCAAAGCGATCCACCGGACTTTTCGCGAGACCGGTGGAGCTTTGTGGCTGCGCGAAGGGCAGGCGGAGCCCAATCAGATCGACTGCACCTTTATCGAGAAGCCACGCGTTGTGGATGTCGATGGATTTGTGAGTACGTCGGCCGACCCGCAGGCGACATTCCTTCTTTCCGATATCGCTGTGATCGACGCGGATCGGGCTGCAGCACAGGACAATGTGTTCCTCAATGATGGTCGCGACACTCTGAAAATAAATGGAAAGACCTACGCCATCGAATCTTGCACGCACGACGGCTACGGTTGGGTCACGGCAACACTTCGAAGGACGACAGCTTGAGCGACCTGCACATCATCACGCAAATCAGACGCGCTTTTAAGCAGCTGCTGAGCGATGCTGTCGGCGCGAAACACGTCCATAACTTTTCTCGTTTGGCGACAGGTGGTTTCCAAAGTGACCAGTATCCTCTCGTTGTATTACTGGTGACTGACAACCTGCGACCTGATCAAGAGCATGGGCACAGCACGGGCACCGTCTCTGTAGATATCAAAATTTCGGAAAGTGTCGGCGCTGATAATCCCGAAGAACGCATTGACGCTTTCCGTCTCAAGATCGAGCGAGCACTCTACAAACGTGGCGACCTCGGTTTTGGCAAATACTCCAATTGGGTAGTTGGCTCTTTGTCTGCTCCAGAATTTGAGCCGATGGCCGATCATCCAGACTCCATTGCAGTCGCCGGTGTAATTCCAGTGAGCTTCAACATCACGGTGCTAACGGCTGACCCCACCAAAAATCTAAATCCTTGAGGAGAACATAATGGCAACATCGCCTATCATTCCATTAACAACCGGCCAGCGCATGATGGGTGGTATCGGTATTTTCGAACCATTCGTTACGAAGAGACCTATCAAGATCGGTCCGGTCGGCGTCGTGGACTACGCGCCAACCCTGTCCGAAATCGAATCTCGTTCAGATGAAAGTGGAACATCGCAGCTTATCGGATCGTGGATCAATCAGCAGGATGCCGTCCTCACACTTAACGACATCCAGATGTGGTCACCGACCATGTACCAGGCAATGTTCTTGTCTAAACGAGTTCTGGCGACCCAAACGGCATTGGCTTCTGGTACGGTCACGTTCGATGCTTACCAGAACGATTACAATCTGGTTGAGCTTCCTGGCATTAATCCGTCGATCATCTCTGTGACCGATACCGCTGAGATCGATCCGGTCGAATATGAAGAAGATGAAACCGGCTTCGGCGATGGTAATTACATTTTCCAGAGTCAGCGTAAGCTTCTTGAGATCGTGAAATTCCCGGAAGACGTTACGTTCACCGCTGGAAAAACTCAGGTCAAAGTGAACTATTCTCTGCCCTCGATCACTACGGCAGACGAAGTCGTTCTCTATGAGATCATGAAGACCGGTGGTGTCCGTGGCAAGTTCACTCTGCTCGGTGTTGTTGATGGCGGCCTACCTGGGCAAGCGGTCGACTACATTTTCCCAGATGTCGAGTTCCGCCCGAACGGCAACGTCACGCTTAAGGGTGTGGATGCCCTGAACGTCGCGAGCTTGACTGGCAAGGTCTACAACACTGCAGGCCAAGGATACGGCTTCATCCGCCCAGTCGTCTCAAATTAATCAACCTTCAAGGTGGCTCCAATTTCGGGGCCGCCTCCAAATCACATGATGACATAAACGGGAGAACACCATGTCAGAACAAAAAATCGAAATCGAACAAAGCGACAATCTCCGTGAAGTAGATGCGTTTGCTTTGGTAGCTGCGATGCAGCCCAACCGCGTCGACTTCATCGTCTTCAACGGAGAGAGGACCGCGATCCGAAAGCCAAATGGTTTCGAATGGTTCAATCTAATCAACCGTTTTCCATCGACCCAGGCTTTGACGGCTAACCTTATCGACCGGCTGAAATCAGCGTTCTTGGCTTACAAAGGCAACATCGCCACGATGACGGACGCTGACATATTCGAATTGCTCAAAGACGTAGCTTCCGAAATCAAAACCGAAAACCTTTATGATGTTTTCCTGAAGGTTGGACCGGAGGCTGCTGCTGCATTCGCGGCGATCTGTCTTGGGCATCCAGGCAACCGCACCCTCGAAGACGCGATCAAGACCGCCTCCAATGAGGGTCTCGTCGAACTTTTCACTTCCTGCGCAAAGATCACATTTGGAGGTGAGGACATCGCGGCTTTTTTTATGCAGAGACTTACAGATTTCGAGGCGATGGGCGGGCAACGGAAAGCGCAGGCAGCCAGAGAGAACTCCAGATTGCAAAAGCTGTCGCGAAAGTCTGCCAATCGCACCGCAACAGTCCAGAAGCAAGCCGCCTGATTTTAAATGGTGGCGGTGTGGTGAGCCTGTTCAGACTGTACCTGCGGTACAGGGCTCTTACGGGGCAAGTGGCGTTTGATCTGACGCCTCCTGACCTAATGATGAGGATGGCTGCCCTCAACGATGTGAGGGATTGGCAACGGGAAGATACATACAGGGCTGTCGCTTCCGCTGGTGCGGAGATGATGACCACAGGAGGAGAAGACCTGAAGAAGGTCTATCTATAAATGGAACAAAGAGTGAACTAGAATGGCTTTAGGCACTATTACACATCAGGTTGGAACCACGTTCACCGTCAACGGCATTGCCAATGCGGTTCGCAGTTTCGGCCGTGTTGCCGCCGGTTTCACTTCTGCCGTCCAGACCATGGCTGCAAATGCCCGCCGCTACTTCGCTCCGATCCTTAGAGGCCTGATGCAGATCGCAGGCTTTTCGTGGGCAGGCTTCACCAGGTCTGCAGGCCTCGCGTTCAAAGGGCTCGTTGGATATCTCGGCCTAGCTACATTAAAAATGAAGGGACTGACCGCAGCTGCCATTGCCAGCTCGAAATCCATCGCCGAGTTGATGGACAGGATCGGCAAAGACAGTCGACGGCTCGGCCTTTCAGCGGAAGAAACATCGACCCTCCGGTTTGCCTTTGAGCGTGAGGGCATCGAGGCCGACGAGGTACTGCCGACGATATCCGAAATCACCCGTGAATTCGGCTTGATCCAGGATCAGATCAACAAGCAATCCATGGACCTGTCAAAAAAGCAGGCTTCCACCATTCTCGACATCTACAAGCTTAATGCGAAAGGTGATCGGGCTGGTATGCTGGAGCTGGCCAAAGGGTTCCAGGACCAGAAGATGGAATCCTTCGCCTGGATCGACCAAGCAGTTCGTGAGCTTGAGGAAACCGCATCAGGCCAAAACAACCGATATAATGCGCGTGGCAATATTATCACTCCAGGTGGCCGCATCAACGCGATGCAACAGTTGGAAGAGATGCGTCGTAAGCGTGACGAAATGATCAAGGGTTTCGGTGCTCACGGTGAAGCCCTGTTCACGCTTCAGCGTTTCGGACTTGATGTTCAGAAAGCGATGACGCCCGGTATCGAGAGTTTTTACGCCGTTTCTGACGCATTCCGACAGATGACCGACCCTGCCCAAAAGCTTGATGTCGCCATGAAACTTTTTGGCGAAGATGCCGGTGCCAAGATGGTGACGATCCTTGAAAAGGGTAGGCAGGGCATACAGGACTACAACAAAGAAATGGAGCGTCTCGGCGGCACTGTCACGACGGCCGACACGAAACTTGGCGCAGATTACTCAGAATCATTGCAGCGCATGATGATGGCCCTGCAAGGTGTCCGCCTTGAGCTGGCCCGTCAAATTCTTCCGCTCCTGATCGAAAGCCAGTCTCAGCTGACTGAATGGCTGGTGAGCAACCGCTCGTGGATCGCTGAATCTCTGAAGACAATGTTTATCGAAGTTCGGGCATTCCTGCTCGACATCATCGATATCTGGCATGGTAAGCGCGGTGATTTCAGAACTGGTTGGCTCAATACCATCGGCCCATATTTGCTTAATGCAATTGACCTCGCCGGTCAGCTGAAGGACCAGATCGGTTTAATTTTCAGCGGAGCGGATTCAGATTGGCAGTGGCTAAACACAGTCCGAGACGGCTTCATCGCGATTAAAGATTTCGCGAAGGACGCCTTCCGAGTTCTGACCGGTGGGCAGGCTGAGACTTACAAGTGGCTCAACACAGCCAAGCAGAAATTCGATGAATTCGTTGTGGTATTGCAGAACTTCTGGGCCAAGCTTCAGGAGGCCTGGCAGATTTTCTATGGCATCCTTGAGAAAGTCCATGAGGCCTTCGCAACCGTCCTTGGCCTGTTTTCAAACGTAGACCCAACCGTCGCATTGATGGTCATCGCCTTCGCAAAACTGTCCGGCGTATTGGCGCTGGCCGTCGGTGGGTTTGGCCTGCTGGCTCGTGCAGCCGGGGTAGCCTTCGGTGGCATTGCCCAAGGTGCCTCTTCAACCGCAATGGCTCTCCAGGGCCTCAGAGCCCTTGGACCTTTAGGCGCAATTACTGCTGCCGTAGGAGTTGCCGGAACTGCTGCGTACCAGGTCATGGGCCGCTCATACGACCGTCAGCTTGGCTACACGACAGACCTCGTTCGCCAACAAGGTGACAGAGCCTACGAGGCTCACGACACTGCCAGGCACAACCGATTGATGCGTTTGCAGACGCAGGAAGGTCAGGATTATCGCATTCTCGATCAGCGTCGAAAAGGCATCGACGACCCTTACAATCTGACTTCATCAGAACAGGCTTCGATGACTGGTGAGAGCTACGCCAAACGTTTCGGAACTATGGCCCCAAATCCATATGCGATCCGTGAAGCCCAGGCTGCTGAAGCTCGTGACCGTGAGAACGCAGCCCTACGCGCTCGCCCGACAGAAACTGTTCGCGTGGAACTGGTTGGTCCAGATGGACAGTCCGCTCAAGCGACTGTCGACAAGGCTTTCAGCGACTTACTTCGCGAAAATGGCAGTGCGAGGAGATGAGCATGTACAATAACCATACCCCCTCGAAAATCCGCGCTCCTGCACTCGGCCTTGGTTGGCTTTCGGGCATGGATTTGACTGCCGAGCTGACCCCAGCTGATGGCGCTATCGATATGCGGCAGGATGTCAACGGATACTGGTCTAACTGGGCTATCACTGAAGGTCGTCGATACAACGTTACGCTAACATCTGGAGAAGGTGAGCATCGATTTCCCGCACTCTGTGAAATGTGGGGTGATGAAGACGTCGAGATCGACCTGTTCTTCCAGTTTAATCAGATTATCCGACCAGGCCAGACGGTGATCACCCTGATCAGACCACCTGTTCCTGGAACCGTGAAAGTCAAAGGGACTGGCTGGGACGATCTCGATTTCACAATCGATGGCCGTACGCTTACCCTGTCAGCACCTCCACCAGATTACGGTCGGGTATTTTTCAATCCAAGGCTCAAGCTTCGCAACGGGGCCTGGAGAATGCGGGGCATTGAACAATCGGGGCGTGCCGACTGGTCCGTGCCGTTCATGGAGCAACCCGTAACATGAGAGGAGTTGTACCATTAGCCTGGAATGAGCCGTTCGTTGCCGCAGAGCACGCCGTAAACGGGCCTTTCGACATCCTTCGGATCAATCGAAAAGAGGTCCGTCGTGGTGATATCTACGTCACCATATTCGAGATCACCATCAAGAATCCAGGTGTCGAATGGCTGGCCGGGCTCGATAATCCGTATTTCGTAATATGGGATCGGCTGCCGTCCGATCCAGCTCCGGTAATCCTGGGCCGTGGTCGCATCGAAGCCATGCCAACGTCCCTGGCTCAGATCGAGGTGTCCTGTGAAATCGTCTGCGTACCACCAGATGAGGACGATGTTCTTGAAGCCGATGCTGCTGCTCACCGCATTGGCGAGGTCGACTACGATCCTGACGCAACGTCTGCAGACCGTGATGCAGCTGAAATCTATGATCCCGTGTTTTTCAACCCGGAAAGCGACGATCCTGCTGACGTCCTGAAAGGAACGTTACAGTATTACAGGTGGGACCCTGTCACTCTCGCGCTTACCCGTGTTGGTATGATCGAGAGCCCATTCAGCCATCTTGTCGATGATGTGCAGCTCAGCAGTGAAAACCTCCAATTCGACAATCCACCTCGGAAGAATTCCCGCCTTCGAGTGCAGGCATCGTGGACGCAATCCGCATCCGGTGACTGCACTGGTGAATTCTTGGCGGCACGCGATATCCCAACATTCCACTATCAGCAGATCGCTGACGGCATGCCGAAAGCTGGTGATGCCATTGGCTCATCTGATGGATGGACAATTGCCGAGGCGGAGGTCAACAGCATCACGGATATGACCGAATGGGAATTTGGTAGGCTGACGACATCGCCTTTTGGTGCCACCAATCAGAAGGTGACCCTGTTACCCAAGGTCGTCAACGTTTCAGCTCGTGCTCACTATGAGTACAGCCAAGAGCGTGAGGAAATCCTGGACCTGTATCTGACCTCCGGTATCCAGACGATCATGCAGCCGGACAGAACCGAGCACGTTGATACGATATCTCTATCCGCACTGACTATCGACAACACCACACGCGAATGGCTTTTCGAAGACCCGGATACCCTGGAGCCTATTGAATATGAAGTCGGTGATCGTCGTCAGGCCAATGGAAAATGCTACGTCTGCCTTGTCGCTCACACTGCAAGTCCGACATTCCGCAGATGGATGACCGACGCGGAGACTGATGAACAGGTAGAGGTCTGGGACCTGGTTCCGAAGAGGTCTGCCCTTGCCGAAACCTCTGCTCGATATTTCGACACGGCGAGGGGTGTCCGGTCTGTCCGACATGCCTTCCGTCAACTGCTCCGCAGTTACATGGAACGCGCAATGTGCGGGAGCCTTCGTGTGACCGTGAAGTCGTGGATCGGCCGTGACATTAAATGCGGTGACGGGATCACCGTACCATCTCCACGTCTTCCAGGTGGTCAGATCATCGGGATCGTGACCGCTGTCGAATGGGACATGATGGCAGCCAAACAGGATGCTTTCGTCGATATCGCTTTCGCGCCTGGAGCTGCTGAAAATCCGACGGGGACCGAGGGTAAGCAGGAAACAGCAGGCATCTATTACGACATGACCGCAGGCTCGGTGAATGAGCCGGTGAAGGCATGGGCCTTGGCTGGCGCGACCCCTCGTTTTGTTGTTGTCGAGAACGAAGAGCCAGCCCAGAGATTTGCTGGTTTTTCAGCTGCAGCCGTTGGTGAAGACCCTGTTGCTGCAATCAGTGCTATGCCAACCGCGATCCGTGTGTTTTTCGATCCATTGCGCCAAGAAGACCTGATTTCAAGGCGTCTATCGGCCCACACACTTCCCATTTTCGTGCCGAAAGGCGTCGATTTACAGCCGGAGATACCAGGCCCATGAGTAACAAACTTCTATTCAATAAACTGGTGAACAGTCTGGCCACTGAAGGCCGTGATCGGGCCAAGCGCGACCTGATCACCAGGCCAAGGCAGAGAATCTCCACCATCAGAATTGCCACTCACGACCGTGAACAGGAGCTTGTGATCGGCGGACAGGCTGCGGATGTAAGCTACACGATCACTAAAACCACGCTCGATTACGAGCCACCTGCAGAATAGTCCTCGGCACACTGGAATCTTGCACGGTTTCAGATTCTGCTGATCCTAGACCTTATCCCGTCAAGGAAATTTGCCTGTGAGCACACCGACCCCTATCACCATTGATCCACAGGACTTGTTTCGCGAAACGCAACACTTCTTCCGTGAATCCGCCCAACAGAATTTGACGATCTCGACCAAGATGGCCAGCATCGAAGGAAAGCTCGACGGCTTTCTTGCGGCTCAAAACAGCATGCGTGGCGATATTGATTCATTGAAAACCCGGGTCAGTGTGAACGAAGGCGATATCCGAGACTTGAAAACGGCTGGCTCAAAGCTTCGAGGCTATGTCATCGGATTTCTTGGTATAGTTTCGCCAGCAATCGGCTACGTTATGGCAACCGACTTCGCTATATTCAAATATTTTCTCAAGCAATAGCCTGACAACGTCAACGTATTTGGGTTTATACTTTGATTTTTGTGTAAATATTGTTTGCGGCCGACGGAAAATTACACAACGATTTCCTTCTAAGTGCCGATTAGAGCACGTATTTTGAAGGTAGTTGTCACATGAGAATTAGAAAAGATTACACCCCATTCGTCCCGATGCTGATCGATCTCCGCAAACTCGGCATGCAAAAGCGTCAGATCATCTCGGAGGGTTACCTTAACTCAGCCGAATATAAGGCGGCCGCCCGACTGATCGCGGACAGTTCAATGGAGCTGACCTCCGAGATCGAAGAAACCGCTCCAGAAACTGTCGAAACCCAATCTGAAAATACGAAATCTGAGAAACCAAAACCACCACGTTTGACGAAGATTGTCACAAGAGACCTCGGTCTTGAACCCGGTAAGGTTCATCGACTGATTATCACCGCAGCTCAGGATGACACTCCAGAATTTGAATACTTCTTCATTGGTCTTGAGCGATATGCCTCCGTACTCAATGCTCACCTGATCACCACCGGCCTGACATACCAAAAAGGTCTCTATGAAGACCATGCGATTGAGACAGGCTGCTATTCAGAGCGTGTTGCTAAGTACCTCGTGACCGAACGTCTTCACATCACCAAAGACATCCTCCTAATTTCCGATGCCAATGTGCTTCCAACGACGGCAAATCCATTGGCCGGATGGCAACAGGCAAACCACGGTAACCACGTCATCGTCCCTTCGACCCGAATTGCGCTTGAGAGTATCCAGCGCATGCAATCTGCGTCTCCACGCTTCGCGGTATCGACAGGCTGTTGCACCTTACCATCGTACACTCCAAGAGCTGCCGGTCGTAAAGCCCTATGGCACCATACCTTCGCTGCGCTACTGGTTGAAATCGACACGGACGGCGAGGTTTTCTTCCGCCATCTGATCGCGGATGCTGACGGTTCCTTCCAGGACTTGAACATCATCGTCTCTGGCGACGATATTTCCGGTGACGGTGTGGTCGAGGCTATCTCCTGGGGCGATATCCATCACGAACAACTCGATCCGTCGATTGCCTTGGCATCTTTCGGCTACGACGTCGCAAAGAAAAAGATCGTCACCCGCCGAAATCTCCTCGATTACCTGCAACCTCGATATCAGTTCCTTCATGACACAATCGATTTCAGACGTCGCAACCACCACGACATCCATGACCCTCACAACCGCGCTCGTATTGCGGCAAAGACCAATGGTTCAGTCGAAGATGAAGTTCGTGAGGCAGCTAATTTCGTCAACGTGGTTTCCCGAGACTGGTGCAGAACCGTCGTTGTCGAATCCAATCACGATGCAGCGCTGGCTAAGTGGTTGAAAAATCCTGATGGGCAAGAGGATGCACAGAACGCCTACTACTGGCATCGCCTTAACTGGGTCTGGCACAGCGCTATTCGGGAGGGTGACGACGCCTTCAACCCTGTTCACGAAGCGTTACGCCTCGGTGGCATGGCAGACCACATCGATTTCGTTGGCTCGGGCGAGAGTTTCGTCGTCCTGGATATCGAACATGGTCTCCATGGCGATATCGGCGTCGGTGGAAGCCGGGGAAGCCCAAACCAGTTCCGTCGGTTTGGTGTTCGCACAACGACAGGCCACACACATTCTCCATCAATTATGGACGGATCATATGTGTCTGGCGTTAGCGCCAAACTGTACCAGGGCTATAATAAAGGTCCTACACGATGGGCTCATGCCCATACGATCCTTCTGCCCAACGGAAAACGTGTTCTGTTGACACTTGCAGCAGATGGTAGGTTCAAAGCTATGGGCGATATCCGGGCTCAGGAACCTGAAGTGTTCGATTATGAGTTAGTTGCGGCTTAAAATAAGCCAGAATTGACCGCTCCACCCGGATCATGATATTCCAAATAATAGGTGGTCAAGGGTGGGCGTCCCCAACCTTGACCTGCGGCCCAACGGCCGCTGCCGAAACGTACCTGATTACGCGTCAGGTACGCCCGGGAAGCGCGATTACGATCTTCTCATACACCACCTCCCTGCCCGGCTTCACGGCCATGCTCGGGGTTGCTATCAGAACCCGTTGACGGACTTTCCACGGTCGCATCGTCAGCGGGTTTTTCTTTAGGAAGGTAGAACGCCCCAGTGGCGTCGTCCTTCTCAATTTCATTAAGGTCATGCCACATACGACTCGCAGTCGTATTGATTTGCTGGCCGATCTCTTGACCATAAGTCTTGTGAATCCAGACGCGGATTTCCTTTGGTAGTAGACCTGGCAGGCCACGTTGTCGGGCATCCATCAACGCAGCCTTGATCATCTGTCGAACAGTTGGCTTCGCTGCCTGTTGATCTACCCTCTCGGTAACAGCCCCTAAAGGTTTTCCAGTAAGGCGATTGATTACGCGCTCGACGACATCAAGTTCGTCGAGTTCAAGCTGAAGGTCTCTTAGCCGACCTTTCAACTCACTCATCTCAGTGGCGATCTCTTCGCGCCGTTTTTCGATAATACGCGTTTCCATAACCGACTCTTAAGCTTTAACCATATCTTCAGTCAATAGGCCGGTGATATGGCATATCAATGTTCTTGGTATGTTCTTATTTTTTCGCTGATATGGTAGGTTTTATACGCACTTTCCCCCACTATCCACAGTTCTCAATACGTTCCGTACTGAGATGATTGCGCGAATCCAGTTCGGCCGCTTATCGATTCCCGGCCTCAATCGCCCGTTTCAATGCCATCAAAGCTTCGAATGCAGGCCCCTGAGTCGAGCTTAATCCGACAGCTGCTGGCTTCGACATAGTTCGTCTCTTGGAGACGACGCGGCCCCACCAGCGCTTTCGTACGTCCTCCACAGTGATTTCGCAGGTTGGATTTAGGTGCCTGATTGACACTTGGTATGGATATTTTGGATCGTAAAAAACAGCGTCATTGCCTTCTCTCGCCGCCTGGAACAGCTGTCGAACCAATTCTCTATCAAACTCATCAAATAACATTTGCAAGATTTCGCTTCGCCATTTCAGCCGACCGATCAACTCTTGATATAACCATACCAAGATTTGAGTTTTCGAATGCGGCCCATCCACACAATCATTCACCACTGCACAGCAACCCCGGAAGGCCGAGATGTTCAGGTAGATACCATCAGAGGCTGGCACAAGGCGCTCGGCTGGTCCGATATCGGATATCATTTCGTTATTCTGCTCGACGGCACTATCGCAACCGGTCGACCAATCGAAAAAGTGGGAGCCCATGTCGGCGGTCACAATACCGGTTCCATCGGAATTTCCTACGTCGGCGGCGTTGCCAAGGATGGCAAAACAGCCAAGGACACCAGGACCGAAGCTCAGAAAAAGGCGCTTCACAAGCTGACAGCTGACCTCGTCAAACGCTTCCCGACCATCAAAAAGATCGCCGGACATCGTGACTTCTCTCCGGACAAAGACGGCGACGGCAAAATCACTCAGCGCGAATGGCTCAAGGCCTGTCCGTCATATTTCGCCGAGCCCGAATATGCTTATCTTCTGAAAAAGGTGGCCTGATGGTCGGAAGTATAACCCGTTCCGACTTCCTCGATGTCGGCTCAGATAAGACAAGGAGAACTAAATTGGGCCGCTCGATTCCAATCAGTCCAGACAAAAACCGTTGCCAGAGTTCCATCCGCTTCTGCGAGGCACTGACCGCACGCATTCTAAAAAAGGTCGACGAGTTCGGCCTGACACCTACGGAAATCCAAGATCGATATCCTACGTTTCGAAAGGGGTACTTGGCTGAGATGAGGGCTGGCACCCTGTTTGGCGAGAAGCGTTTGATGTCGATCTGCGAAGCCATCGGCATCTTCATATATCCAGCTTATGCCGAAACAGAACGCCAGCAAATCGCTATGCTGGAGGCAGCATGACAAAGCCCGCCCTCCAACAGAAATCCCGATCCTATTCAAAAAAGATCGTCGCATGGGCCCTTGCCGGTATCTACCTGCTGGCTCTGCTCGGCCGAGACGCTGAGGTCATCTATGCGGTCGGTACAATCTCGATCAGCCTGATCCTCATCTACATCGCCAATGGCCAGCTGGACCTGAGAGCCTTGCTGAAGACCGGCATCATCGATCTCAGAAAGAAGGGGTCATGATGACCGACATTTCAAGCAAATCTACAGCTGGCCTAACAATGACAGACCTCTGGGTCTTCCTTTTCCTCGCAAACCTGGCGTGGTTTCCACCTTTCAACGATGTGGCAGCAAACCTCGCCTGTCTCTACATCATGGTCGCATTCCTAATCCGCAATCGGAAACGGTGGATTACCGCTTTCAAGGAGATTTGGTCGTGTCGATCCTGACCTACTTTAAAATTGCTGGCGTCGTTGCTATCGCCACCACCATAGGCTTAGGCTACTGGCACTACACCTCTGTTCTCAGTGATCGTCAGTCGCTAAGCGAAGCTCTTGCTGCGTCCAAGATCGCGAACGACCTGGCCATTCAGACGGCCAACAACAATGCAGCTGCTACCAAGGCCTTGGAAGCCACCTACAAGGTTCAGATCGCAGCCCTGGAAATCCTGGCTGCCGAAACAGCTGCAGCAGAAGCCTTGTCCAGATCATTTGCTGATGACCTTGCAACTGCGGAAGATATCGAAATTCCGGATGCGCTGGCGAAGCCGTTTCTGAAGCGGTTTGGAGGCGCTCGATGAAGGATGTTTTCGGAAAAATGGCGGCCGTGGCCGCGTTTGTCATGGTGATCGCGATCCTGACGGGATGTCAGACGACGGAGCCTAAAGTGATTACTCAGGTCCAGGTTCAGCGGATTGAGGTGCCGAGGAGCCTGCTGACGTGTTCGTCTGAGCCGGTCTACGGCAGTGTCACGGTGAGCGTGAAAGACTTGATGAAATTTGCTGATCAGTTGGCAAAAGCCGGTGCCGATTGCAGGGCAAAGCTGGATGCGGTTAAACGGATCGTTGAGGCACAATAAGCAAAACCCCGGTTTCTAGGCCGGGGTTTTTGATGGTTGCAGCAGGTTCTATTCAATCTAAATAATTCATAATGAATAGTTATGCAGCTATGTCTATGCAGCTATGTCGCGTGGGCTGTATGTGCCAGCTACAAAATAGTTGACACCGTCGAGATCGAAGCTCTCGCTGATGTAGTTCTCGGCGGTATCGTCTGCTGTGATCCGGTCGCTATCATCTGCAGCGACGACGTACAGATGATAAATGTAATCTTCGTCCGACGCCGTCACCGAGATTTTCCCGTATCCAAAATCAACGACTGCATCTACGTCTAAGTTTCCACCAAGTTTTCTGACTGCTTCGCGAGCGATATATTCCATTTCTCTTTTCCTTCTTGAATGTTACCCGGCCCCTATTTTGTTTGCCGGTCATCAGCTCGATTGCTGATAAATAAATGATTTGCCGTCGGCGGAAATTACACAAGGAATATTACGTTGACAAAACAGACACTTAGGTGATGCCTAATGTTGTCAACGAATTTTCCTGGCAAAATTACACAAGATTTACGCCGATGGAGATTTGGTTTAGTGATGCTCGCCTTGCATCACTGGAGCCTGGAAAAGTCGCAGTGTCCTGACCGGCGTCACGCCCGGCTTTCCGACTTCATGATCAAGATAAAGGTCGATCTCGATGACCTGGTTGAAATCCGGCGATGCTACATCGAGAATCTGATCGCAGCGCTTGTAGTAAATATGGCTTTCTTCAATTCTGAATGGACCGTCTTTTTCAAGACGCGTACGCCCGGTGTGCGTTTTGTCGTATGCATCTTTAATCTGCAGGTCGCTGTAGCCGGGTGCGAAAGGCATCACATCGGAGCCTCGGATGACGGCGGCAACGCGGTCCTTTTGGCATGAAAGCTCGGCGAGATTTTTGAAGAATGTGTTGTCCAATGGCATAGTGCACCTGCTTTTTTTAACGTTATTGGTGCTTCTTTATGAAACGCACTGAATCTCGATTTACAAGAGTACAAAATTTCGCAGCCTGCATTTTTTCGATAAGCCATTGAAAAAGGCCCCGTTTCCGGAGCCTCTCGCCATCATTTTAATGCTGATGGCCTCTTGAAGGCTGGCCGTGGTGGTGGCCCTCGCCTCAGCTCCGGAGCCTTGGCGACTTGAAGAGGTATCGGTTCAGCAGGGGCAGAGATGCTATTCAACTCTTGTCTGGATTCTTCAATCGTTGCCGCTGCCTGTTTACTGATTGGTCCGGTGCTGCCTCGCTCGCGTCGGACAAAAGCACCATCATTAAGAATCTTGATTTTCCCGGATGCCAAAGTCTTCTCCATTGCCCGGTTCAGAGACTTTAGAAATCTCTGATGCTCTGGACTTGAAATGCTGGCGAATGTGGTGGTGCCAGTCATCGGAATTATCTTTTTCATGCCGCAATTCCTACCCACGGCCAGTCGCTGTCGTAGCCTCTCCTGATCGCGCCATCGATCTGGTCAAGGTTGCATTCATAAAGTTTCTTGAGCGCGCGGTTGCCTACCTCCATGATTTTGGAAACGACTGCGTACTCATCGCCACCAGTCCATTGAGCAATCTCCCTCAGGGTCAGGTGACCAGATGCGATTATCTTGCGCAACTTTGACCGGTGGCGTTGCTCTTCAGACATTTGAACAGGACGGCCATCCCTACGCACGACCGTGTATCCTCGCAGGTCGGCGATGTAGGCTGCATGTGCGACACTTTTGAACGTCCCGATGATCTCCTCGCCATCGAGGACGTCATAAATCTGGTCAGCGTCAATGATCGAGCCCTGACAAAGCGTGGCTCCAATCGCCAGTTCCATGAGCGTCTCGGCCGAGATCACGCGAGGATCGCTGGCAGAGCACCATGCATCAATCGTCCGACGAGACACTTCCATATAATCGGCAGCTTCATCGCGACGCTCTGCCCGGCTGCCGAAATGGCTTATTAGCTGCGCAGTCCAAAGCTCGATGCCGCGCTTCGTGAAAGAAGGCTTTTCAGCCTTAACTGTAAATGATCTATATCTTCCCATGTTATTTCTCCCTGCCGAAAAGTCTCGGCAAGGAAATCGTGAGTTCTATTTTTCGTCGGCGCAAATCGGCTGTGTAACCATTTAGTTGACACGGTGAGATATTACTCGGCTCGTCATCGAAATATTATTTTTGTTTGTGTAATTTCATCCGGCGGCTTGTGAAATGCTACGCCAGCCCAAACGATTCCTTCATCTTCATAAAAAGGGAGTGAAGGAAATGTTTGCATTTATTAGAGCTATCATAATGATGATGGCCGCCGCTGGTAAAAACGGCATCTCGGCATTGTGGAATTTCGGCGATGCCGCCTGGCGTACCGCCTGCTCGTTTATTCCATTTGGTGGTGGTTCCGGAACAGTAATGCCACCAAAGAAATTGGATTTACCCGACATCAACGAGGCTCACGAAGTCAAAGACGCAGCTCAGGATCAGCAAATTGCTGCTGACCTAATGCTATCGTCACCTGCCCGTGTCGTGCAGGCTTGGGCACGTGCCAGCAAGTCTGAGCGGGACACAATCCCGTTGACGAAGCTCTCGACAGACCAGATCGATTGGCTTGAGGTCCGTCTGTCAGATGATCAGATCAAAATCCTGGCTGCGGAAAAATCTGAATTTAAAATCGAGGCAGCCCTGAATGGGCAAGAAGGTGCCGTTTTTGGAGTGCCGAGCGTGCCAACTGTACGAAAAAAATCCGGCCCAAATTTATCGGACCGGATTGCGGAATTCAGAATGAATGGGATCGAAAGACCGCCTGTTTACGCTCTTAATTGAGCCGACGGCGTACGGAATTGCGGAAACCCTGAGACCTGGCAGCTTCTCTGATCTGCCGGGTCATCTGCACCAGAGGCAAAAGGCGTTCGATTTCGTCGGCGTATTCATCTGGTGGAACGAATTCCTTCATGTAGCTGGCAAATTCAGACCAGACCAACTCAACGTCTTCTTCACGCTGATGGTCTTCAGCAGTCATTCGGAAGTCGTCCTGAGCCCGCTCTTCAGCGATCAGATCGTAAATGTATTCGTCGTGGAGATCGGACAGGCACTTGTAGCCAGTGTGTGACATTACCTTGTCAATCGACATCCCGTTTTCGCGCCAATGAAACAGGGCGATGGCCGGGCTCATCATTTGCTGACGGATCATGCTGCCACCTTTTTCATGCGCTCGATCACACCGCGACGTTGCTCTGAAACTTGCCGCAAGCGGTTGTTTTCGGCCTTCAGTTTCTCGTTTTCTTGGATCAGGCGCTTAGCATAATCGGCCCATTCGTGAGCTGCAGAAACAGCATCATTGAGCTGATGGGCCAAAACGTTCGAAGCGTACTCTTCACGATTTGCACGTGCCTGAGCCAGGCCGTCCATCGTTGCGTTGACAGCACCGGCTGCCAGAACCGAAAAAATTGCACCGGTTTGACCGGCTACGGCTGCGGCAGGGCATCCTACGGGACGATGGGCCATCTCGATATCTCCTGGTTCAAATCTCTTGAGGACAACTTGCGGTACCAGTCGTTAACGAGAGTCGCTTGTCAACATTCAAATTTTACGGATCAGCGAAAAAAGGTACCGTATCAATGGGTTATGTAACAAATCGGGGGCAAAATCGTAAATTTGCCCCTGAATTGTTACGTTTTAACGATAAGGCTTTCCTACAATCCAACGGTTGTTGCCCTTGCTGCCACATTTCCGGCACCTCAGTTTGGGTGCCAACGCGACGATCACTGCGTTTGGAAACTTGGCCTCCAGCCAGTCTCGGTCGATCCACCCTTCGCGTTCGCATCTGGAACACCGGCCTCCAATAAGAGCCCAGCCAGACAGATTTTCGAACCGGGTGGCGATATCGTATAGATCAGCAGTTTCCTTCGGCCGCTCAGTGTATGGAGGGTCCGGCTGACGTGTGAGATCGATACCTTTTCTGTGTCGCATAGTTCATGTTTTGTTCTGCAATGGAAATAGAGTCAAGGTCGGAGAAACATTTGGTTCAGTCGACGCACGCACTCGTCCTGCGGTACCTCTTCGTCGATCCATCGCTCAAGCTCAGCAATGTTGTCAGGATGCATTTCGCGACCAGAAATCGCGTTGTTAGCGGTCATTTGCCGGACACGATACTTCTTCGCTTCTTTCGAATAGTCTCGAAAACTATACATTAAGGCTTCCATCCGTATCGCTCAGGATATCGGTCGACCTTGGCTTCAGTGATAGAACCGTCCATCTTGTCGGCCGTGTCCACATATAGAGCCCGAGCGGTTTCGAGGTCATTCCAGAATTCATATTCTTCCGTCAACATGCCACGGACAAAAGCCGACTGATCGTCATCAGACATCGACAGATATCGCTCATATTCGTCGATGCGGTCGTGATCAAAATCGACCGGCAGGTATTTAAGCCTGAGCCGATCTTTCGCGGCATCGCTGCGGATATCCGAAATTTTCCGACGTTTCCAGTCGGCAACTTCGTGCACGGACATTTCGCCATGTGCGATTTTACGGACGATCTCCAAAGTATCTGTGTCTGAGTCAGGTAGACCTGCCAGCCGCGTGTTTGAAACTACAAAATTGACGATCTGCTCAGGCGACATACCGATATCGGCCAGTAAATCGTCGGGAATTCGCGTCGTATTGTCCGTCATGTCAACACTCACTCCGACTTCGTCTCACCTGGTCCAGTCAACGAAAAATGCAGTCTAGCGCAACCTAAAAAACTTTAAAATAGGTTGTTTTGGCAGTGAGTTAGGTTGCCTTCATTTATGTCTTTAACGCCATATTTGTTGCTGAATATGTCTCTGGAAACATATTGCTGTCGGCGGTTTGACGTGGGCAAGCCGATGGCGAATTATATTTGTGGGTACAGCCCAAGGGGCCTTCCAACGGAGGTCTACGAATTGGTGTGGAGATGTCGTAGCTCTGAGGCAGGTTAGAGCACCCTTTACAAAGGGAGGTCGCGGGTTCAAATCCTTGCCGCTCTCCACACTGATATCGCTTTGCAATTTCCGCCGACGGACAAATTATATCCTAAGGCCTTTGGCCCGGGGACGTTGCTCTTACGCCGTCCGACGCATCTACGGATGCAGCGAGGATTTCGGTTCTCACACGACGCCGGTTTTCCGGCAATGCGGCTGCGGTCGCGGTAGGCGGCTCCATCACGGCAATCGGTGGAGCCGTCATAACATCTGTTCGACGCTTCTACACACACAAAAGAATCAGAAGAGTTGCTGATTATTGATAGCGGCAGAGGCATATGGCCGTCTGCACAGCCCAAACCCATACGTCGAAAATTCCGCAAAATCGGTATAGGATCGGTATAGATTTGATTTTGGCGTTTATACCGACGGAGAGGAGATTTTCCCGCCACCCAGTAAGCTCTTGTGATTAATGAACTTTCTGGGTGGCGGGAATGGTACGGTTGAGTGGAGTTGAACCACCGACCTCAGGTGCCACAAACCTGCGCTCTAACCAACTGAGCTACAACCGCACACGACCGGCCGCAAGGCCGCTATGGGGGTCACATACGGGGTGTTTT